CAGCCACTGGCCCCACCTCCGTAAAAGATTCGCTTCTGTGACATTTCTCTGTCATAAGTAACACCTTTACCTGCCCCCTCAACAGTAGATTCCCAAAGCCCGTCCTTCAAATCAAGGCGTCCACAGGGATCGTGCAGTAGCCAGGAATCACTGCTATAGCCATAAAGACAGACGTAATAGGTGAGCCCAAAAGGCCTCCTATGCGTCCCTTTGGCTACGATCGCTAAAACTACAGGCCGGCCCTCGTCAATCTCATCTTCAATCTCGTCAGGACCGATAGTATGAGAAACAGTACAACCGACTCCGATCTCGGAGAGTCCTGCACGATTGTCGGCCTTATAAGTACCAGTGCCATGCTTATAGACGGCTGATAAATAATCATCAAGGTCCTTAATAGGACTCATATTTAAGCCTATCAAGGCGCTTGCCGTACTGTAAATCAGGCCTTTGCGGTGGTCATGCTCTTTTTCGAGCGGAAGATGAAAGTAAGGGCAACCCTCTATAAAGCGAAAACCTTCTTTTTCTTTGTAGGGTTTTTCGATTATTTCATCTTGTTCGATCACCCAATCATCTTTTACTAAAAGCCAAGTGCCTAGCGGTGAATCAATGACAAGTGATGACTCTAGTTCCTCTAAAAGCCTGCAGCTTGGTATTCGACGATCTTTTAGAAATTCTCCTTGCTTCTCATTATCTGAAAGGACCACAAAATTAGTATTAACTACAGCCCTGATACTTACTTCCCGTGCCATGAAAAATTCTATTCTTTCTTATGATACATAATTTCAAGCATGGCAACACGCAATATTGTCTTTAGTCGATAAAGACGCTCTTGTTCTTCGATGGGCCTTGCTGGACTACCTGGCCACATTTTCCAGTGAAAGTCCACAGACTCAGCTAGCTGAGCTATATCACTTTGGTGAAATTCAATCGTCAGATAAATATCGTCTTCATCGTCAGATTTAGGCATCGCAATCTTTTAGAGCAGTAGCAACTGTGCCGCCGATCTCAGCTCCTTTCTCTTGACCAAACATAACAGCCCAACCGCTTGCAAGCCAACCCACATACGGAATCGCAGTCAATGCGGGAGCAACACTACCGACTACGCCAGCGCCAACCATCGCACCTGTGCTCTCGCCAGACCCTGCCGCCTTTATACACTCTAATTGTTTTGCAGTCAACTTTCCCGATTCAACGGGACCACCCTCACCTGTATTTCTGTATCCATCCATAGTGTATTCATGTGTTTCATATTCTCTACGATCTTCAATTGATTTTTCGGCGGGTTTGAAAAATCCACTATCCCTGTTCTTAGCCTCATTCAAGTCAAGAACCCTTCGAGACTTCATTACTTTGGGATCATTGGCGTTGTACTGCAACTGATACCCCTGCTTGTTTACATTGACTTTGTAAGAGGAGTAAGGGCCTGTTGGTAGGTTAATAGACGGCATTATTACCTTATTATCCTCTTTTAGTACCTGAAGCAAATGTCCAAGTACACCGAGATGGGCAATGCCGATGACTGTAGCTGCGCCAATAAGCAGAGGTTTGCAATTCATTTTTACATTTTGTAAGTGTCGTCTTTTTCAGTTGTAGTCGTGATTTTGAGTGGCGCTTGCTCAACTCTAATGACTTGGGCCGGCGCAGTCTGTGCAGCCTTTTCAATCAATTTTTCGATATCAGCTTTTGTGATACCAGAACCCCCATTCATCTTCATCGTACCGTCACCAGATTTCTTTGCTGTCTGGACCCCATAACACTCCAAATCAAAACGCCGAGTCGTACAAAGTTTGAAAGGATTGCAAGATGTTCCTCACTGTCACCGGCTTTCTCTTTGATCTTTGCAAAGACACTTTTCTTTTTAGGGTCTTTGGGATCTTCTTTTACAACTTCAGCCATGGGTACAATCACTTTCATTTAATATCATACTGTGTTTCCTCCGTTTAATATCAGAGTAGTGTAGATAAAACCATGCTCCGTATCTTCGCGTTAATTATTTTGTTTGCAGGGGCCGCACGTGCAGATATTACACATAAATTACAGAGCTCAGTACAGCTATCTGTTGACGGTGCCGCGAGTCAAGCAACACGTATCGGTAGTACTTACTCTGTAAGCGGATCAAACATTTCCGTTGAATCATCGGGATCTTTTGGTGGGTTGGGGACTCTCACGTCAGGAACTGCAGTGGGTTACACACCCATGTCAGCAGAAATCACAACTGCTGGTGATGCGTTTACATTCAGTGAATCATATATTGAAGGTGATGACGTGACAAGTGGGACAACAGTTACGTCTGGTGTCGTGCCATCCCTTCCAATGTTGGGTTCAACAACAACGTCCTCTGGCGGTTTGGCAGGTAGCTTGGCTGGGACGATCGCCACAGACGGTGCAATGACGATTACCGCGGGCGGTGCAGGAACCACAGTCACAGGACAGCATGTAAGTGAGGTCACTGTGCGTTGAGATGTATAACCTCCGCGATTCGCTTGTATTAGGTTGCCTCCTAGGGATTCTGCACGGCCTTTCGCAAGCTGCGTTTTCAGTTCCTGTAGTTCCAAACTTCACTCAAGGTAGCTTACAAAGTAAAACTGAGACGACAACAAAAGTAAGCGAAACTATTAATTCAATTGACTACAATACAGGTTACCAGTACTCTGTAACTGGTAGTAATATCAAAAATACTGGCGGGAGTCTCGCGCCAAGTGCTACCGGCTCGGCCTCAAATACGGTCAACGGAGTCACAAGTACATGGACAACTCTAGATACTGCGAACAAACCGAAATGGGAAATAGTAAATCCCGGGAAAGGATTTCAGTTCACAGAGACCATGACGGGTCCAGGGTTGTCGAACCAGACCATAATTCAAAGGACCACAGAGGTCCAGAGTGTTACAGAAAGTACTTCCATATTCTCTCAATAAGTGCCTTAGTTTCTTTAGCGTCGCCTTGTATGGCAGCTGACGTTGGCGGTGTAAGTGCTACTGCAAATCCTGTTGCGACAAGCAGCGGCTCAGTGACGAATCAGGCAATCCAGGTATTACAAGGTCCGTATATTACTAATACTTATGGCGCTGGTATTCAATGTCAAGGCCCGACATTGAATATCACTCCTTTTATTACAAACAGTAACTCCTTCCAAAAACCTTTCGAAGACTACTACAAAGATCCTGTTTACGATGTCAGTGATGTAGACGGAGATGGAGTCATTGATAATCCAGGTGATATTCTTTATTGGAAGGATATTAGAACGGGACAAAAAAATTCGCATACCTTAAATGCTGGATTGTCCGCCACAATATCGTTTCCTTTAGACAGAAGCCTACAGACCCGCTGCAAAAAAGCTGTCGACACACAAATAGCTCTTCAACAACAAGTGCTTGCCAATCGGAGGTTGGATTTTGAAATCGCACGACTTAAAAATTGCGGCGAGCTAGCAAAAAAAGGCATAACTTTCCACCCAAAATCTCCTTATTTTGATGTGTGTAAAGACGTTGTAGTTAAAATGCCAGGAGATACTTTAGTACCGCATTATCATCCTATTTCTTTAAAGCAAGCCGGAGAGCACGAATCGCACGATTCCGATCACGCTGAGCAAGCTGACGCTGTGAAACACTCTCCACCTTCTGGGACTGTCCTCTCAACGAAGCAATCTTCTTCATTATCTTCTTCACGGTAGGTTTTACAAGTTTTAAAAGTAGATCAGCGAGTGGTTTGGCCATCAGCGCAGAAGTTGTCGCCACAACTGCTATAGTTGCTGTCGTTGTTGTTTGTGCCAAAGTTGGGAGATACTTCTCCGAAAAAGATACCTCTGCCTTTATCTCTTCAATAATTTCTATACATTCTTTATCGACCAAATTATAACCCTCGGCGCAGGATAATTCAATTTCTTCTTTTTCTTCCTCTGCGTCGCCACTGGTGTTGATAGGTCGATCTACAGGCGGTATCGGTGGTGAAGTGTTAGGAACATCTTCACTAACTTCTTCGGTATTTGTTTTAGAGCTGGTACCTTTATAGCCAGGAAATTTAGCCGGTTTTTGGTAAATTAAATTTTCAGGCGTGTAATCAAGGGGTGAAAATGTTGGCTGATTTGCATCACAATAGACCCTTACGCCTTTGGGGTCATCATCTTTTATCTGATTTGACTTATCAGAACCCGGATGCGCCTTTACACAGCCAGGTATTTGAATAATAGGCGTACCGAGGTTTAAAGTTACTGGCGGCGATACCGCATTGACAACCGGTGGCACAGCAATCCAGCCGTGTATCGGCGCTATTGACGTATCACGCAAAGGCCTGACTGTAAGATCAGGTATCGAAGGCATTACTAAAAGGGTAACGCAGGACCCGTAGTAGTTGGAATTGCGTTTAAAGTCTTCTTGTCACCTGCTTTGATTTCGGGCTTAATAGTGTCTGTAAACATTGA